GGAATCGGAGGACTTAGGACATATGAAAAGCAAAAGGGAATTACTAAATGAGAGAGAATTTTGATAAATCACTACAGCTTCTGTTGAAGCACGAAGGCGGATTTGTAAATCACGAACGTGATCCGGGGGGTATGACAAACCTCGGAGTTACTAAAAAAGTTTACGAAGAGTGGTTAGGCTACGAAGTCGATAAACAAGATATGATGAAACTTACACCAGAAGATGTTGCTCCAATATATCTAAATAATTACTGGGTAAAAGCAAATTGCGATGAACTACCTTCCGGTTTAGACTACGTTGTTTTTGATTGGGCTGTTAATTCTGGAGTAAGTAGAAGTTCTAAAGGTATACAGAAATGTTGTGGCGCTGAGCCAGACGGTGTAATAGGGCCAAAGACACTACAACTTATTCTAGGGCAAGACACAAATTTTATGATAGAAAAGTTTAAAGAAGTAAGGCAAAGTTTTTATGAGGGTCTAAATCACTTTGATGCGTTTGGTAGGGGTTGGACTAGGCGAAACGATGAGGCAACAGAGGTTGCGCTAGGAATGGTTGAAAAGTAATGGGGTCAGTAAAGCTAACAAAGTTTCTAGGGGAAGCTCCAAAAGTATCTTCAGAGTTACTTCCTGATGGAGCTGCCCAAAATGCTTTCAATGTTAAACTGTATTCTGGTGATCTTATACCTTATAGGACTCCAAAGCTTGTTGAAAATGTCGGGCGAACGGGTACAATTCAAACACTATATAAGCTTACTAATCCTTCTAACGGTAACAATGTATTCCTTACATACCTCAATGATGTAGATATTGCTACTGCGTCTGCACCTTGGACAACTACTTCTAACACAGAAGACACTGAACAAAGATTTTATTATACGGGCGATGGCACACCTAAAGTTTCTAACTATGATTTAGCTACTAATGGAAGTGCTCCGTTTCCTGTAACTAACGGTTATTACGACCTTGGTTTACCACTACCCGAGACAACCCCAACTGCTACTGCTGTAACATTTAATGTTGTAAGTTCAACACACTATGAAAGAGATAGTGGTAATACCGCGACATTCTATGGTTCAGGAAACCACAACTTACGTTCAGGTAATGTTGTGTCAGTCAGGGATTTTGGCACATCAGACGAAGCTAAGGCTTTTAATGCTACTAACGTAGAGGTTACAGTTTTAAATGCCACCGACTTTACTTACTTTAGTCCGGGTGACACTGTATCTAAAACAGGAAATACTTCCGGTCGTTCTGAACTTGCGGGTAATACACAGATCAGAACATATGTTTTTACATGGGTTACACCTTGGGATGAAGAAGCTATACCATCTTTACCTTCAAACGAGGTGTATATTAAAGAAGGGCAGACTGTAAACGTAACTAACTTACCTACTGCAAAACCTTCCGTACCTGCACAAAATTTTGTACGAGGTATACGATTATATAGAACTGTTGTTTCAGCAGCCGCTACAGAGTATTTTCAACTGGCAACATTATGGTTTCCAACAGCTACAACCAAAGTAGCACGAAGTGGTAGTGTAGTTACTTTAACCTTGGCAGAGCCACATAATTTTATTGTTAATGATAGATTTAAATTATCCGGTATGACTACAGACAGCGGCAGTATGAATGGTGAATTTTCTGTAGCATCTATTGTTGATAAGTATTCGTTTACATTTTCTGACAGTGGAAATGCTATTGGTGAAACTGCTGATACTAATGGTACAGTGTTCCATGATGTCTCAGAAAGTTTAGATGATACAGCTAGATATTGGGGTGACGGAGGTAGTTTTACTTTTGTAGATGATTTTCTTATATCGGGCTTGTCTAGGATACTAAACTCTGAGGATAACGACCCACCACCTACAGGTATGAACGGTATTCGTGCAGCCCATAATAATATTCTTATTGGTTTTTTTGATAACCAGTTGTGTTTTTCTTTTCCTGATAGACCACATGCTTGGCCTGAGCGTTTTAGATTAACGTTTGATTCTGACATTGTAGCAATAGAATCTATACAAGGTTTTATTCTTGTCCTTACAAAAGAGTATCCATACCAAGTATCAGGTAACGATCCTGCTACTATGGTGTCTGCTCGTATTGATACATTGTACCCATGTCTTTCTAAAAAATCTGTTGTTAATATGGGTTATGGTGTTATGTGGGCAACGCATGGTGGGCTTGCTACCTATGCTCCTTCACAAGGTATAGACCTCGTAACTAAACTTATCCACGACTGGGATACTTGGAATGAAGCTCTCAACCCTGCTACTCTCGTTGGCCATTATTATAATGGTAAGTATTTTGGCTCTCATTCTAGTAAATCATTTATCTATGAACGAGATGATAAAGTAGGCGGGTTTTTTGTAAGCATTCAGTATACGTTTACTGCTGCCTGTACCGATTATGAGACAGGTATTATGTATTACATTGGCGATACTTTAGGTAATCTGTATGAATGGGACAATAAATCACAGGTTCTTTCTCCATTGGAGTGGAAGTCAAAAACTATCGTAACTAAAGATTTTATGAACCTTGGTGCTGCTAGGGTTATTGCAGATTTTGAAACACCCGGAACAGAGACTGAAAACATAATTGCTTTTAATAATGCCATACCAGCTTTTAACAATGCTATATTTGCTAAAAGTATACAACTTGGTTGCGTTAATGGGCCTACAGATTATACAGATGCTGGGGCTAGAGTGTCAAATATAGGTACTTTAAATGCTTTTGCTATTAATGCGGACGGACAAACACGTTTTCAAAAAGATATTTCAGGTGTGTTACCAGTTACCTTTAAGTTGTTTGTTGATAAACAGTTGATCTTTCAAGGGACAATAAGTTCTGACGAAGTATTTAGATTGCCAACAGGGTATAGAAGTGATACATTCGAAGTCGGGGTGTCAGGTTCGTCAAGAATACGGGCGATACATATAGGTGAGACCCCATACGGATTGAGGACAGCATGAGTGTAGCCAATAGATTTACAAGTGTACCAGCAGTACCACAAGGAGGTTTTACAGATTACCAAACTGTACTTATTGGTGCAGTTAAAGAAAACATAGAACTTCTAACTGGGCTTCGTGGTGAAACTGACGTTGTAAGTAAAGCAATAACCCAAGGTCAAGTTACAGTAAATCAAATGGGTCAACAAAAGATGCAGCAGGTAACTGCTAAAGGTGATGGTTCTACTATTACTATAAGTGGCACTGCTTATGATCTAGCTAATTTAAGTGATGTACGGAAACTTATCGTGGATGTACAGACCTTAGCTGGCGATGTAGCTGAGATGAGAGCTACACTTAATTTTTTAATTAAACAAATGAGAGGACGGTAATTATGGTAATGAAACCAGACACTGATCCTATGATGCAAGCTAAAGCTCCTGATCTGGTAAGTCCAGCTGTGCCTGACTCTGTGTCATTGGATTTACCACCAGCGATCGAAACACTAATAACAATGCCTGCACCTCCCGTTACACAATCGGCTTTAGGTGAAATACCTACAGGGGTAACAGGCGGAAATCCACAGTATCCGGTTTTAGATTTTAGGATGCAACCTGCTACATTTCAAGAAGGTGGTATGGTTCAGCCAGCAGGGTTGCAACCACAAATGCCACAAGGCCCTACTAATCCAGCAATGATGAATAACCAGATAGATCAGACTTTGGCGCAGAATCCAGAGGTGGTAGCTAGAATACGAGCAGCTATTGAGGCAGGTATTCAATCAGGTGAGCTAGACACTAATCAGTTAAATATGATTATCCAACTTGCTAGAACAGTACAGCAAAATCCTTCTATGTATCCTCAGATTAGGCAGCTGGCTATCCAAAGAGGATTAGTTCCAGAAGAAGATATGCCTCAACAATATGATGAGGGTCTTATTAGTGCTATACTTATGGCAGCAAAAGCTATGGAGGCTGATGTACAGATTGAAAGCGCAGAAGGAATGCAGCCACAACCACCACAAATGATGAATGAAGGTGGTGTACTTGTCGGGCCGTCACATGCTCAAGGCGGAATACCAGTTAAAGTAGCTGGTGTTAACAATGCCGAGATGGAAGGCGGAGAATATGTCATCCCTAAGAATGTTGTAAAAGCAAAAGGTACAGAGTTTTTTGATCGAATGCTTAAACAATATGAAGAAGGCGGTGAAGTTTAATGTCGTTACAAGTAGTGCAAGAAAAAGAAACTAAAAAATACAACGCACAACTTCTATCTACAAAAGAGTTGTATGATAAGTATTGGGGTGCGTGTGTACCGCTGTTTCAAGAGTGTATTGACAGAGCTATGGACGGCGAGATGACTGTAGATAATATCTATGATCGTGCGCTTAAAGGACAGCTATACGTTATTGCAATAAAAAATGATGACGATGAAGTTTCTGATGTTAAATTAGCGTTAGCGTTAGAGCTTGTATACTACCCACAGTTTACAGCCATGAATATTGTCGCTTTAGGTGGTAGAGATTTACGTCATAATATAAGAGATTTTTGGAAGCAGATTTGTGGTTGGGCACAGATTTGTGGAGTTACTAAAATGGAATGCCTAGTCTCACCAGCTATTGAGAAAATATTATTAGCACAGGGCTTTGAACGAAAGTATTCACTACTAAGACAGGATTTAACTAAGGAGGTCTAAATGCAAACTATAATAAATCCTCTAGTAGTTTCGATAGGCCCTACTAGCGAGACTACTATAACACCCGTTCCTATGACACATCATGGTGGCGGATTAAAAAAACTTGTTGCAGTTGTTGTAGCGGTTGCTATTCCTATTGCGGCTCCTGCGATTGCCAGTGCTTTGGTTGCTTCTACAGCTGTTGGCGCAGCGGTTACGGCAACTATTGGTGCTACAGCCACAGCGGTTGTTAGTTCAGCAATCGTTGGTGCGGGACTTGGTGCTGTTGCAGCTAAAGTTACAGGCGGTGATGTAAAAGCAGGTGCTATCTCAGGACTTATCGGAGGCGGTATCGGTGGTTACACAGCAGCTGCTAAACCGGGAATGTTCGGCAATCCAGCGGCTTCATCAACGACAACGGCTACCACAGCTACTACACTAGATGGTAGTGCGGTTCCGGGTTCAGCTGGAACTAATGTTGCTGGCGCAGAAATTGTACCAGCGTCTATGACCACTTCTGGTACAGGAGCTAGTACTGCCGCAACTTTATCAAATGCTGCTAGCACTGCAGACGCCGCTACAAAAGTAGGTTTTCTAGACAGTATGAAAACAGGTTTGAGTAGTGCAGGTCAGCTTGTGGCAAGCAAACTTACTAATCCAGAGACATTGGCTAATGCTGTGCTTCAGGTTGGTGGGGCTGTAGCTGCAGAAGCGATTGTTGGTACACCAGCGAATCAAAGTGCAGAAACACTAGAAGCTATTGAGCAATACAAAGCAGAACTTACAGCGCTTAAAGCAAAAGATGAAGCAGCATTTAATCAAAAGATGGAAGCTGCTAAACAGTATATGGTTCAAGCTGGATATTATGATCCAAATTATTTTGGTCTGCAAGCGGCTAACAAAGCTGCAATTACAGAAGGTCGTAAACTACGAGAGTTTGAGCGTAAAGCTGGTCTAAGAGAAGGCGGTGTATCTTCAGGTGATATGAGGCGAGCTGCGTTATCAGGTAGTGCTAATGTACAATCTGCGTTTGACAGAGGTTTCTTATCAGGTGTTGATCTCCAGAATAAAGCTACAAGTACAGGCGTTGGGCTTATCCCTAGTTCTTCTACAAATGCAGCAAATGCTCAGTTAGGACTAGCTCAGTTTTATGCTGGACAAGACTCTGCAGCTCAAGCAAGTGCACAGGCAAAGAAAGATAACATCCAAAAATTCTTTGGTTCATTTGCAGTAAATCGAGGTAAGACTGATGCTGAGAGAGCAAAAGATGCCCAAACAGTAGCAGGTCTTAACACAAACAGTATGCCTCAGATGGATAATAATATACCCGGTGTTATAACTCCTAATCAAATAGAGGAGAATAAGAAGAAAAGTCAATTTGGACAGATAGCGTAGGGGTCTAGAATGGTATTAGGACTCATTGGAAACATAGCAGGAAACTTAAACCAAGATAAGTTTGTTGAGGGTGCAGAAGCTGAGAACAGATTACAAGCTCTGCAACGGGCAAACTTTACTCGTGATCAAGAAAGATTTGGTTTACAGAATCTTAAAAAGCCTACACTTCCTACTGCTACAGATATAACTCAAGGTTCAGCAGGTCTGAGCCTAGATGGATTTGGTGGTAATTATATTACTGTTGACCCACCTAAAGAAAAGAAAGCACCTGAAGTAGTAATACCAGAAGCTCAAACTATTATACCTCCGGGTGATGCTACCGAAGAATCTACTGTTGGTGACGATCAGATTGTTATTGATGAAACTGAAACTGCAAGTAGTGCACTATCTGTTCCTGACTTTGATCCCAATAAAGAACTAGACTTTAGTGGTATTGGTACAGGAAACACTCCTGACATTAGACAGCTTGATGAAAAATCTTCAAAATTTATGAAGGATATAGACACGCTTTTTGCAAGGGGTGACTTTGCAAAGATAATGAGCAAGATAAAAGTTCGTGCTGCTACAGGTTATGGTGATGCACTTGCAGGTAGCCCTTGGGGTAATTTCCTTGGTTACTTTACGGACAGTCCTGAACAAGCAAAAGAAAGAAGTATATCTACAGAGGCTTCTGATTGGTTTCAATCTAAAGAAGCATTAAATTATTTTTTACAAAACAAAGATCAGCTTAAAACAGCTGCGATTGACCCAACAGGTTGGTATAAAAAATTTAAAGAAGATGCTCCTAAACGTGAAGAACTACAAATTAACAGAGAATCTTCAGGTAAAGCCGATAAACGAGTTTCTACTTTAACTACTGATGATGCACTAACCAAAGCGTTTAGTAATAAAAAAGTGCAAGAAGTTAGGAATGTAGCTTCAGCAATAGGTCTTAACCCTGATTTTGCTATGGCGATCATGGGTATGGAAAGTTCTTTTGGAACTGCTAAGAACCTGACTTCTACTAAAGGTGCTAAAGGTATTATGCAGGTTATGCCTGATACTTTTGATCAGATGAAGGCATGGTATACAAATCCAGCGAATATTAAAAAATACAATATCCCTCAAGAAGTAGTTAACTTAGCTTCAGCTATGCAAAAAGGTAACATGCAAAGCCCAGCAGCTGGTTTATTGTATCTAAAATACGGACAGTATATTGGTGTGCCTATGAACTTGCTTGCTGCAGGTTATCAAGGTGGTATGGAATCTGTTCTGCAACGAGGAACTCCGACCACAGCTAATGATGGCTCACTTACTAATACTGACTACAACCGAGCTGTTATTGGTATTTACAATTCTATTTTGCAAAAGACAGGTGGTACAACGATTACCACAACAAACAACAAACCATTTCAAGATACTAGCGGAACTACTAATAATACTACAACCACTACGACTACAGAAAAACCCGTAGCTGGTCTTGTTACTGATGTACAAACAGATAAATCAGGTCAATCAACAAATACTAGTAATACAGCACAATCAAGCACAGATGTAAGTAGTCTTGCAGAGGTAAGTCAGGGAGTTGGTGTTGATGATGGTACAAAAAAAGCACCAGAGAATAATGTACCTGAGAGTAAGACAGAGGTAAAACCCCCTGCGTTTTATACAAAAGACCCGTCAGCTGTTGGTTTTGAATTGCGTAACTTTCTTGAAGAACGAGAGTTAATTATTAATCAAACTAATGCTAATGTAAAATACCAAAATGAGTTAGCGGATTACTACAGACGGTTTTCTGAGATTATGAATACTGGCGGTACTGATCTAGCCCGTGCTAAACAACTCAGTGAGCTTGCTACAAATGCAGAGATAGCAGCTACCGATACTCGTACTAAAGGTATGCTTGAAGCCAAGAAATCTGAGAATAAAATTATGTACCTACAGGGTATGCAAGCACTGTCAGACCTTACTAAAGGTAGTGTAGATAGAGCAGCTATGGTGTGGTCACAGTATTCAGGACTAGATATCCGTATTAATCCACGATCTGATGGTAAGTATGATGTTACTGTTGGCGGCAAACCATATAAAACTATGGATCAAAAACAACTTAGTAATACGCTACGGCTAGCTTTTGACCAAGGGTATAGAGGATCACAGGCTGATCTTGCAGGTAAGATGGCTATGAAAGAGTTTGATACTCAGCTTGAGATTATGAAACAACAATATAAAGATTTAGGTGAGAACTATAGAAAGCGTCTTGAAGCTCAATATAAGATGTTAGAGAAAAAATATGAAACAGATAATAAAGTAACAGTTTCAAATACTGGTGATGGCGGTGTCATTATACAAGAAGGGCGTCAAACCTATATGCTTGTTGAGCAAAAGTCTACAGGGCCTAATGGTGAGGATGTGTATTCTTATATAAAACAACCTGTAACAACACCATCTGGAACTAATAACTACAAGCGTGATAAGAAGGATTAAACATGGCTCCAAAAAAAGCAGGGCTACAAGCATTTGACAGCTCGTTTTATGATGCTACTACTGCGCCCGGAGCTAGAAACCCATTCGATCCTGTTGAGATGGGGTCAGGACTTCAAGGTTTAAAAGCAGGACTTGCAGATCAGCTTATACAACAACAGGCAGAAGACAAAGCATTAGAGAGTGCTTTACTGGGTGGATTTGATACACCACCAGAAACTGGGCCACTTGTGTTGTTTAGCCCGTCAAGAAACGAAATGTTTGTTAATGGTGCATTGTATAATGCTGATGACAAACAATCAGCACTAGATGCAGAAGCGAGAGGATACCTAGACCGACCTAGGGCTAAGCAGCCCGATGGTGACTGGCAGTTTGTATCTCCTGATTCCTACAAAACATTTATGAATAATATTGAAGACCCTAGTTTGGGTACTTTGTTTGCAAGAAACTTTGAAATTGGTGGGGATAACCTAAAACTTCTTGCTGGTAGAGGTGCTCAGTTTTTAGGGTTTGAAGAGTTTGGACAAGACTTAGTAGATAACGCAGTTAAAGAATTATACTACAACCAACCGTTTCAACGAGAGTTTAAGAGTGAAGATGGTGAGTATTTTAAAGGTGGCCCTATTGACTGGTTTGTTGCTAACTTTGCACAGCAAGGGCCAAACTTACTAGAATCTATCGGTTTTGCTTTACTTGGTGCAGGTGCAGGTGCAGTTGCAGGTGGTGGTGCTAATCCATTTACTGCCGCAGGTGGTGCTTTATATGCTATGCTGGGTAAAGAAAAAGTAAAACTGGCTGTAGCAGCGGCTGCTAAAAAATATATGAAGGGTCAAGCTCTTAACAAAGGTGAGAAAAAACTTCTTCGTGAGATGTCAGGTTTAACAGCTGCGGCTCAAGCTAAAAACCCTGCAGCTTTTTATGTAGGTAGGTCAGGAGTTGCTACTCCGGGCGCACAGTTTTTATCAGATTCAACACTAAGAGGCGCACTTAAAGCTGGTCAGATAGGTAGAGGACAAGCTATTGCAGGTGGTGCAGCAGGCGCATCTATAATCAGTTCTTATGGTATGGGTGTAGCTGATATCTATGGTGAGGTAAGAGATACAGGTGTAGGTGATAGAGGTACAGCAGCAGGATTAGCTATACCATATGCAGCTATGGAAGTATTACCAGAATTTTTCTTGGCAGGTCGTATCTTTGGGCTTGGGCCAAATGTTCTTAAATCAGGCGGTGTCGCTAAACGAGTAGGTAAAGGTCTAGGTGTCGGTGGTACACTTGAAGGTCTTACAGAACTTGGTCAAGAGTCTTTACTACTGTACGGTACAGACCAATCATTTGGTGATGAAGAAACTACTAGACGATTAATCAATTCTTTTGCAGCGGGCTTCGCTATTGGTGGCCCACTAGGTGGTTTTGCTAGCCTTAAAAAAGGTAATCTAGGTGAACCAACAAACATACTAGACAAAGACGATCCACAAGCGGATCAAAAATTACTACCTGCTCCTCCCCTTGAAGGTGATATATTAGGCCCTGAGACTCCTCCGCAGGGTCAATTACCACCGGGTGCAGGTGGTGCTGCGGCTCTCCCTGCTCCTACTCCAGCGGTTAGTAGAGTGGCTGGGCCTCCTGACTTTGTTGCAGGCGAACAAGGTACTAGAGCAGGGGAGCCGCTAGATACTGTAGTTCAAGCTAATCAACCAGTTTTGCCCGGTCAGGAAGAAGGCCAACAAGGAATTTTATTTCCACCAGAAGGGCCAGTTACTGCTCGTGATTTAAATGAATTATCAGAGAGACCATCTTTTGCTGTAAGGGGGCAAAGTGCTCAAGCAAACGAGCGTGTTATGCTTACACCATCAGGGGTACAAGAAGTAACGTTTCCAACGGGTGCACAAGCTGGCACGGATGTGCGTGAAGATGTGGTTACACCAGAGCCTACACAAGCTGAGCTAGAAGCAGCAGGACAACAAACACTTCCGCTTGATACAACGCTTCAAGATGTACAGGCTACAGCTCAAACTATCCCGGCAGCACAAGAGACAGCTTTAGGACAACAACTTCTACAGGCTGCTAATAATAGAATACAGGAACAACAGCTTGAACTTGCTGAACAACAAAGAATTAGAGCAGAAGAAGCTGAGCGAGCGCAAAGACAACAAGAGTTTGATTTAGCCGAACAGCAAAGATTAAATGAGCAAGTGGCTCAACTAGAAAATGCTAGAGTAGAACAGATACTTGCAGAGAATAATAGGCTCACTCAAGAAATTGAAGAGCGTAAAGCTCGTGAACAAGCACAGGTTGCTATACCTCAACGAGTACCTACACAATTAAGTCTGCCGGGAATGGCTGCACCCAAACGTAAATTTAGTGCAAGACGAGAAGCACTACGAAGAGGTCAAGCGGCTGTTGCTGCAGAACCAACTGCTGCTCAGCTAGAGCAAGAAGGTCAGATGGTATTACCATTTGATCAAGCACCTACTCCTGAGATAACACCACTTGTCAACCAGATGGTGGCTAACAACATACCTAGAGAAAACATTCAAGAGTATGTAGATGATTTTCAAGTTGCTATAGATAATAATGATGTAGCAGAACAAGATAATATTGTTGCAGAAATGGAAGGTATTGTAGCAAGTTTTGATAGACCACAACAAAGGAGGACAGATGCCGTTCAAGAGCAAAGCACAGATGAAGTGGCTGTACGCCAACAAACCCAGCCTAGCGGCGAAGTTCGAGGAAGAGACAACCTCCGCGAACAAACTACCCGAGAGGGTAGGGGCAAAGAGCGCCTCAGAAAAGCGTCAGTACGCCAGACAACAGCGAATCAACAAGAAGAGCAACGAACAATTCGGGAAGCTCGCCAAGAAGCTCGTCAAAAACAAGCTCAGGAATCAGACTCTCGTATAAGCCCAGTCTTTGTTGATGTTACAGGTCAGACACCTATAGAAGCATGGAACAGTTTAGCACCTGCTGGTACTGTACCTTTGGATAGATTGCCTGAACAAGCTAGAGAACAGTGGGGTCAGCTAGTAGCTGGCAATGCTGTGAATGGTGATATTGCACAAAAGATATATGACGATAATTACTATAGCTTAAAGCTATCTGCACAAGAAGAACTCAATGAGTTCAAAGCTAAGTTTGATACAACTACTGATTTTACTAAGCATGGTGAAGCATGGTCGTATGCACATCAGCTTATGGGTTTTGCATTTTTTGAAGTTGACTCAAACCTTACTAAGCAGGGCATTCAGGCTAGTGCTATTGAGTATCTAAATAAAACTGAGTTTACGCCACAACAGCGTAAAGCATTACATGATGCGTTTATAACTCAAGCTAACGCACAACCGTTAGAAGGTACATTTACTAGAGGTTCTAACAAGGGTAGGAACAAACCTTGGTTAGAGTATGCCACTAAAAACCAACTGCTTGCTGAAGTTCAAGTAGCTCTTACTAGTATGCCAGCGTGGTACACATCACCACAGCAAGAAGCTATTAACCAAGCTATATCACAAGAAACTCAAGGTGAAGTATTAGGACAGGACACAGCTGATAGGGTACTTAATGCTCTACGAAGACAACAGGCAGCTGGAGATAAGATTGACTTTGAAGCTTTTAGAAGAGCATATGAAGAAGCTTTAGGTAAAAAAGGTAGAAAAGTTGCTGCTGAAAAAACAGCACAGATACAGCTAGAAAACTCTAGGTTGCTAGAGGATATCCTTAACTCACACTTAGAGAGATACGAGTTTAAATCTTTCAGTGGATATAATCCTGTGGTTGAACTTACGTCTGATAGAGCTTCTGTAGAGCAAAGAACTCAGCAGGGCGGTGAGTCTACCGGTAGCCGTGAGATCAATCGTATACAAACTTATTTTGCTAACTCAGATAGAAACTATCTGATGGCCAATGGTTACTCACTCAAAGATTTCTTTGATAATAGGGGTAATCTAAAAACTAAAAGGTTGTTTAATGGTCGTATTGTACCTGACCCAACACCCGAAACACAGACTGAAATCAACTCACAGCAGGCAGAAGGCCAACGGCTACTTAAAAAAGGTAGACGTACTCAACGTGAAAACGCAAGAGTAAACAGGCTGCAACCTACCGCTGAGATTATGAAAGAGATGGACTCTAAAAATGAAGAGGGTAATTTTCGTAGGGCAGATGGCAAACCTACAGAAGCTTTGGGTAGGGGTGATATAGACCTTATTGTCAAACAAGTTCTTAAAAAACTAAAAGTAAAACCAACTGTTACTATCGTAGCTAACGTACAGGAACTAGCTCGGACTAACCCTGAGCTTTATAAACGTGCTCAAGCTGGTAGACCACTTGGTGATTTTGATACAGTAGAAGCTGTTGGTTATTCTGTTGGTGACCAAGTTATTATCTTTAGTGACTATGCACGGACTAAAGAGCAGATCAGGTTGACTGTTGCTCACGAAGCATTAGGCCACTTTGGTTTCCGTGCCTTCATGCCTCGTGAAAGAATGAACTCTATCTTCCGTGAAATATATAGAACTGATGGTCATGTACGGGCTGCGGCTGATATTATAAAACAAGCTAATCCTGACATGAACATACTAGAAGCTGTTGAAGAAGTGCTTGCTGAACGAGCAGCTGCGCTTGACATCAGTATGATAGATAGACTCAAGAATGTAATACAGTCTGTGCTAGATGTTATAGGGTTAGGTGATTGGTTAGCGGTTGGCGATCCTGATCTCACCCGGTACTTTTTAAGTCAATCTCGTAAGAACTTACGCACAGGTGGCAGAGGTGTTGTAGGCGCGCAACAGTTAGCTCTTAACCTAAAACAACTACAGTCAGAGAGTGAGTACGGTCGATTCCAAATCGAAGATGTACGAGCTGACCATGCTACTAACTTTTTCCAAGCCGATGCCCTTAACCGTAGATCAGGTAAGTTCGGTGGATTTGATAGTGTATCTGAGCTAGTAAGGAAATTACCAAGAGCTAAAGGTAAATCGCTAAGTCGTTTCTTTGGTGAGATGGCTGAAGCGGTACAGACGCTAGATAATAAAGCACAGCGTAGTGAAGGTCTATCTATGATCTTTAAAATCTTCCAGCTTCAGTCTGGTAAGACAAGACGTATGATGTCTGAGTATGAAAGACTTACAGCATTTACACATACACCAGATTGGATGGGTCTTAGCAGTAAAGGGCCAACTAAACTTGAGCTTGAGCAAGCAGGAGAGATGCTTGCCTATGGTGCACAATTAAAAGCCACTCAAAACTCAGATCAGAATATACGAGACCTAGAAGTTCTTATGCAAGGTATGGATTCAGGTGATCCACAAGTAAATGCTGACGTTCGTAGACAGCTAGAAGAAATGGGTACAGTATCCAGAGAAGAGTTTGAACGAGGGTTCACTGTTGAATTAAGTAATGGTGAAACTAAATTCCAAGAATTTACTGTTACTGATAATACATGGCGTATCTATTCTGAGAACAGAGCAGCTGTAAACCAAGCAGCTGTTGATGTCCTTCAGGCTAATATGGATGCAGTCAAAGGACAAAGAGAACAAGCACTAGAAAACTTTAGAACATTTACAGGTGAAGGTGGCGCACTACCTAGTGGAGAAGATGTACAAATATTTAGAAGGATTATAGAAGAATATTCTAATCTTTATATGGAAGGCGCTACATTAGATGGGCCAATCCAAGAGTCTATTGATAAAGCTGGAACATTTTTAGCAGCTATTAACAGAGCTTTCCATAACGATGCAAAAGTAACAGACTGGCAAAACGGTAGAGATAACACTGCAGAGTTTCAGACTGATAGATATAGAGATATTATTGACTCTATCCCAAGATTAAGAGCATTACAGTTTACTGAAAGTACAGCGTACAATGTAACTAACGCTATACAAAACTTGTTTTTGTTAGATCAAAGAGCTGTTAATGCAGACTTCAATGCAAGACGTACACTTGTAACTGGGTATGTACCATTTACCAGACGAGGTAAGTGGCAAGTTCGTATGCAGGCATATGATGCAAACACAGGTAAAGCTGTTGAGCTAGAAGAAACTTATGCTGGAGCAATACCATTCTTTCAAACTGAAGCTGAGTCTGATGCACAAAGAATAGCAGAAGGACTACAAGATATTGTAGCAGAGGGTGCTGACCCTATAACCTACCAGATGAGAGATAAGTCTGGGCAAACTAGAAACATACAGTTTAGAGCGCAGGTAGCAAAAGCTAGACAATCACAACCACTTACTAACTCTATGAATCTTACAGAGTTTATGAGTGTAGTTCAGCGTTTAGATATTGGTCTTACACCTCAAGAACGACAACGTATTATTACATCTCTAACCAGTGTTCAATCTACTGCACGAAGAAGTTTGCAGAGATCAGGTAACCCCGGTTGGGATAAAGATGTCATTAGAAGTGTCGCAGAACATTTAGAAACACAAGCTCATGTAGCAGGTAAGATTACTTACTCATGGCAGCTGAACGATATTATGGCAGACAACAACAAGTTCAGAGGTGATCCTGATAAACTACAAGCTTTAGAAGCAGCTACGCTACGAGGTACAGAAGCACAAAGAGAAGCAGCTAGAAAAGCATACGATGCTTACGCATATCAATATCGTCATTCTGCTGACCAAAATGCTCCTGTCAAAGCAAAAGACAGAAATGGTAACGAGATACCTAACGAAGGTCGTGGTGAAGATTCCAGAGAAGAAGCTAAAAAACTACTACAGTTCTATGCAGATGCAGCAAGTATCCAAGACTCAACAGAAGACATTCTGTCTGGCGAGGTTGGTTCTAGGTTCAAGCTGTATGCTGTACTACTACAGCTTGGTGGTTCTATTGCTACTGCTGCAGTAAACATGATGTCTATGGTTACTCATGCCATACCTTATCTTGGTAGTTATAATCCAAACAGAGGTTATGGTGGTGGCTTTGGACTGGGTAAATCTGCTGGAGCTATGACCCGAGCAGTTTATAACGCTGGTAATTTTAGGTTATCCACCTATGAATACATGGTTCAGGTAGCTAACCCTACAAGAGACCCTGCATTACAGGCAGAAGCTGATAGATTACAGCGTCAACACGGTCTATCTCCAGATGAAGCTGATGCTATGCTAGATGCTACAGCCGCAGGTGTGCTGCAAGCTGCACAGTTTAACGCACTCGTTGGTACATCAAGAGGTGGTAGAGCTAGTAACAACTATAATGGTTTGATCAAAACATGGATGTCTGCGTTTTCTTACACAGAACAACTTAACAGACGTACTACCTTCCTAGCTGCCTACAGGATGGAACGAGAAAGAATACTATCATCCAATCGTTTTGGAACTAATCTCTCTAACCTTCCGGTAGACGAAAGGGCAGAGGTTGAGATGAATGCGAAAGAGTTTGCTACGAAGGCAGTGAATACATCACAGGGTGAATACGCTATGTATAACAGACCCGAGATGGCTAGAGGAAACTTAGCACAATATATTTTCATGTATAAACAGTTCGTCATCATCAGTGTTCAGCTAATGAAAGGTATGGATAAGAAAGGCAGAATAGCTATGTTGTCTATGCTGTTCATTATGTCGGGTATGAAAGGACTACCATTTGCTGACGACTTGATGGACTTGATTGATACTCTTGCTCAAACTTTTGGTATCAAGATGAAGAGCGTAGAGGAAGAAACTGCACGGCTTGTTGATGCGTTCATCCCCGGTGCATCACCGACATTTATGAGAGGATTTCTTGACCAGTGGACAGGAGCAACAATATCTACACGACTTGGGTTTGGTGATTTGATTCCATTGACTGGTGCTTTCAAAGCAAAAAGTCATGCTGGGGAGTATTGGAGAGAAGCAGAGAACTTCTTTGGGCCTGTCTACTCAGGGATGGCAGGGTTGTTTGGCACAGGAACACAACTTCTCAGGTATGGTGCAGAGACTGTGGGCCTCAAAGACGGAACAACACGATTTACAGATATACTTAGAGACGTACCATCTTCTGCTGTAAGAGGTTTGGTTGATGGTATGACATATCTACATGATGGAAAGATTACTAGGGCAGATGGTACAGTCTTAGATAATGAAGTGGGTACTACGGTTTCTGTATTTAGAATGATGGGCTTCTATCCATATCAAGTCATGGTGCAGAATGATGTTATTAGAATGACAAAGCAGACTCAAGCCTATGTCCAAGATATGAAGGCTCACTACAAGCAAGCATATATCAAAGCTAAGCTAGAGGGTGATAGAGATGAGGTTCGTAGAATCTTAGACTTGGTAAAGGAACACAACAGAGATACCAAAGGCACAGAGTTTTTCTTTAAAGACTTCGTTGGTTCTGCAAACAAGTCATTGAAGTCTGCTAAGAAGAATAGTGTGAACAGATATAGGAAGTTTGCACCAACTACAATACGTCCAACCATCAATGAGTTGCTAGATATTTACGGAGTAGAGGCAAATTAGGGGGTAGCTAGACTACCTAGAAGGGTCTTTACCCCTCTGTACGGGCTTCTCAGAGGCTTGTTTTTTCAGATACTCCTGTCTTTTCTCCCAAACTCTACCTGCGCTAAGCAATTTCTTGTTTATACGCTCTATAGTTTTAGGGTGTGCAAACTTGTATGGCGGAGTATCTAACCTAAGATAAAGGTATCTACCATTGGGTAGTCTTATCTTTTTAAACGTCTTTATCTTTCACTACCTGTAGCTGTCCATATGCCATATCGTCAGCCGCCGTATCTGCATTCTCAAGCAGGCTTTGGAATCTTGGGTGTGTTAGATTAAATCCTATGACATAGCTTTGTGCTAGTTTGATTGGTGTGTCTTTACCTAGTGATGCTTTCTCTGATCGAGGTGTAGCTAACGCATTCTCCACAGCAAGTTCCTGTTTGAATGACTTGTAATCAGCGCCGCGTACAGACAACCACTTTCTAAAGTGAGTCCTATCAATCATCATACTACCCTTATCAAATACTTCTGATGCAGATTTTCTGAACACATCTAATCTGATTCGGATGTCACCTCTTGGTATTCTAGAGAAGTCGGGCTGTGGTTTCTGCCCTACAGTGTGCATGATGGTTACAGAAGTATCAGCACAGTCAGCCATATACTCAGCAACAAGATCAAAGCAATCAACTTGGTTCTCTTGTACTGTTCTACGGATAGCACCTATCTGTGCTAGTACCCACTCGGTAGCTTGTGTGTAATCAAACTTAATCAATCCCCACTCAGTAGCTAGTTTCATACCTAAGTCTGCTAGTATGATTGACTGTTCCCAGTATCTTTCTTCACCACTAAACTTAGCTTTATACTTCTTATGGAAGTTATCTGATGCTTCAGCTATCGCAGACTGGATACCTTCTTCACCCATTGACAACAAGTTTATGATATATTGTTTTCCTACTGACCCATAATGAGCGTGGACAGCTTCATATATTTTACGACCTGCTTCAGAGCCTCGAGTAAACAAAGGTGCAGACGGCACAGTAAGTTCTAGTAGACGAGCCATCTGTGCATCTGTATCCAGACCAGACGCTATCAGCTTACTTTGTAGAGACTTGTTGGTAGATACTATGACAGGTGTTGCCCATGTCTTTGCATCTCTTTCTTCGGCATTACGATTTAACCTAGCCTTATCTCTACCCTGTGATACCCAATAACAGAAGTCACCAACCTCTTTATCCTGCATCATAGTCACTTCGTCTATTGTTAGCGGCAGGTTAGCGTATGTACCAAGTCTTGAGAACAAGCTGTTCTGTGTATACTTAGCCGCAAAGTGTAGCTTGTCGGGGTTGCCGTAGATAGATTGCGCCCAGTATTGTGCTAATGTTTTACCACCACCAGTTGGCCCATATAGGGATACAGTTAATCCCTTGAGTCCTGTGAAGTTATACAGTGGTGCTGAAAAGCCAACACCTAAAGTAAACATATGTGATTTCAAACCTGCTTTTTCTAACACTGATGTTAGGTTTATCCACTGGTTTGCATCACCTTTACTGGTATATAAGTCTGCACCTTGCTTCTGTATGCCCGATGCAAGACTGATTGATTCTTCTGTCACTCCCTCTGCTGTTCGCTTTAGAAGTGTATCGCCTAAGACAAATGCCGTATTCTTCTCTTTCCAACCCATAGTAGAATATAAGTTAGTCATAGTACGGATTTGCCTCAACTCATCCATATATGTTCTTAACATAAGTTGAAAATACTCCGTTTGTCTTTTGTTATATAATACAATCCCTTGATCCGCTATAGCTGTAGCGAACTCACGATTGCCTTCTGTTAGATATGCCTGTCGTAGCACAAGGTTTTGCCACCCCATGTGAGGTCTATTCCAGTGGTATCTAACTATCTCATACCCTAGTGATTCATCTAGTCCATAGCTGACAGGGTATATATCAAACTTACAGACATCTATATCTGTATCATCTATGGTAACTTTTATACCATCTTGTGTTCTCTTAAATGGTTTTGGTATTGGTATCTGATTAGCTTGAGCATCGGGTGCTTCTGCTGATAGTGGTGCTTCTTGGTATTGAACACCTAGTCTTGCAGGTGATCCTATCTTACCTTTGTAAACACATCCTCTACACCCGTTCGGTCTGTCGATATCAAACTTAGCACAAGTTGTTGGGCCACTAGCTGAATCTTTCCAGTGGTTGAGTTTACTTACAGTAGCATGGTAATCAAACTTCGGATGCCTCTGACTCCACTCTACTGCTGTCTTCTCTGCATCATTACAGAAAGCGGCTACACCTATTAGGTCATACCATAATGGTTCATCAACCTTGTCTTGATTGTCTACAGCCCAGTCAATCTGCTTACATTTAGATTTAACTATTGAACCAACAGCAAGTGGAAACTCTTGTTTAGACACAAGATTCTCTAGCAACGTGTTGTCACGAGTGTGATCTTCTTGCGCCCCGGGCACATCACGATAGAAATAAGATAGAGATTCTTTCAGACTAGAAACTTCGACTGGTTCTGCGTCTACTAAAAGTTTTACCTCGTTACCATTCTTAGGATTGTGTGTACCAATAGGTCTTAGCACTAACGCACTGTTAGCTGTAAGTCCTGCATCAATCTTAAACTCTTTATCCAAAGCCGCTTGCTTCATAGCATTGGCTAGTGGCTTCCAGTCTTGTGGTTCTAATTCTTCTGTTAGTACCCAATACACATGCAACCCATTACCCGAATATACTATCATCGGTTTGGGTAAACTCATTGTGTGTACAAATTTACCTAGTTCTTGTAGTCCTTCTTTCCAAGATGCGTATGGCTTTCCTTCACCACAATCCACATCTATAGCTACAACCTTAGTAGCCCTAACGTTGTCTTGCTTTCTATTACCTTTAACTCTGAAAGAAGATATAGCAAAATAAGTGTTGTTACCTGTGCTATCCAATCTTTCACATGTATGTGCAAGTTCTTCTACCGACTCAAAGAAACCCTGTTTCCTACCATCTTGGTTGATAACAGTGGTTACATAAAACCCTTCTATCGGTAGGACTCGCTTGAGAAACTCTAGCGTGTTCATGTTACCTACCTATGTTATAGGGGAGAGTAGAAACCCTCCCCCTATTATACTACCCTGTTTTGTCCATAACCTCAAGAAGCCTTTGGAATCTATACTTTTGTTCCATAGCTATGACATCGGGTGCAGGCCACCCATCTGTCATAATATCAAGCAATCCTTTGAGTGTAATCCGTACTTTCTTATCGTTGTTCTTTCGGATTCTATTACCTCTAACCCAACCATAGTAAGTCATACGAGATACATCAAGAAGTTCTGCCATATTACTTGTAGTCAAAAGCATATGCTTCCGTAAGGCTTCCACTTTCTTGAAATCAAGAGGTGGTGTATCAGCCATTGTCCACATCTCCTACCAGTTGTGCGATCTCTGCGGCTAGGTCATCAGCACCACTGACAGTCTTTGCCGCCTTTGGTTCTTCAACAGGCTTAGCTTGTTGCACAGGTTTGATAGCTTGCACTACCTTTGGTGCAGGAGCAGGTGTTGGTTCTTCCGCTGCAGCTGCTGCCGGAGGGGTCTCACTCACAGAAACATCTTCTTCTATGGTGAATCCTTCTACCTCATCAAAGCCAAACTTATTAGCACCATTCGCACCCTCTACATATTGGATAACTTGTACTGCTCTAAGTCTGATTGATACACCTGCACCAATCATAGCTGTATGAAAGAAAGCACATGAGCCGTTTACTTTTAGTTCTGACCCACCATAGATGTTAGAGTTGGTCATCATGTTACCTTTGCTATCAAAGACAGCAGGTTTGTATGCGGCTTTGGATTTGAATTTAACAATCACGTTACCTGTAGGATTACCATCCTCATCTAGTTCTTTACTAAATGGTAGCGGTGCTTGTTTGATTTCCATATTAGGCTTGTCTTTCTTCAAAGCCTTAATACCTTCAACAACAGTTTGCTTTATGAGTTCGATAACTGGTTGAGCATCTTCCTCTGATAAGCAAAGGTTAACTTTGTAGTGTCCTTGCTCGTCAAACTTAGTGTCGGGCGCACTGATATATGGGTAGTACGCAAGCCCTTTAGCGGTTGTAAAAGTTTTATTCATAGTCTGAACCTCCTAGTTCGTTAGTTGATATAAAGCCATCCTCTTCGACAAAACCGAAATCGTCTAATGAATGGTTGGATTGTTTAGTTTCTACAGCAAGTTCTCCTGTAACAATCCTAGTCTGCTTAGTCCCCAAATGATCATCGACAAGAGTTTGATTTGCATCATCGTTAAATCCACGGAAGCTGAATCGTAGCTTTGGGAAAGATGCGAGTGTATCAAACTCTATCCTTGTCCTTACTATCTCGGGTGCAATACCACGCATGGACAATTCTTTTTGATAAGCATTCAAGTTCTTCAAAGACGCAGGAGTAACTTGTAGTAAGTATGCTTCACTAAAGGGCCCCTCTGCTAAGACAACTGCCAATCGTTTCTGATCGACACAAGCCTTAACTTTGTTACCTGTTGGTGTAGTCCTAGAACCCCAAGCGTTCTGTGGGCAAGAGACACACATGTCATTCTGCATGGCATGACTGTTCTTGTTTGGATGTACACCATCTAGTGAGTAGCAATCGGGAGTAGAAGATTGGCTATCTTCAGACCAAGCATCAGCATACCAAGACTTGGATAGCTTTGGATTCGCACCGACAATGACAACATCTATACTGTAATCCAGTACAGTCTCCTCGTCACCACTGACAGCACGAAACTGTGAGCCTTTGATAGATATCTTCGGTGCAATCATTTATCGTCTGCCTTATTAACAGGCTTACGAACATTGACATCTATTCGTGTGCCATAATTAACACCATCGGGAACAGCTTTGTTGTGGTCTATATAGCCACGCACTGCTGTCTTACTGACTCTTTTCTCTAGCATATCCCATGCTTCATTCTTTTGAATAAAACCTAAGACTGCATCCCAATCTCCCACTTGGGCAAAGTCGGTAGTCGTTATGAATGCTGTACCAAATGGTGTCTTCTTAGAAGTTTCACCATCCGCATCCATCTTTTCTTTTAGCCACGCTTCAAGTTTGAGAAGATTAGCTTTTATATCTGCGACCTTCTCTTTGGTCTCAGACTCTATAGCTTCCTTCTGACTTCTCAACTTGAGGTATGTGGCAATAACTTTATCTGTAGTTAGTTCCATAGTTACCTCGTTTCCTTCTGTATAAGGTCTAGTAAAAGACCTTGTAGTTTTTGTTTATTTTTTAATCTCTCGTACATCTTATACTCTAAGTCTGTTGACTCTATGTGTATGACGTTTGAGACATGTTTCTTACCTATCCTTTCAATGCGACCATTCGCTTGAATGTATTGCTCGTTGCTTGTCACTGGCCCATACCACACCACAGTAGATGCGGCAGTAAGAGTTAGACCATGTGCCATAGTCGCAGGGTGAGCAATTAGTACATGTGGATTCTTTTCATTCTGAAAGTTATGGAATATGATGTTTCGTTTTGAAGCTGACACTGCTCCATTAACAACTGCTACATCCCAAGTCTTTGACAGTTCTCTCTCCAACATGTTTAATGTTCCTGTAAGGGGAACAAAAACTATAACCTTACCTCCTACTTCCTCTATAATCTCCTTAACAACTTTGACTCTTGGCGCACAATCAACTTCGATGTGCCGTCCATCGTCTCCGTACACTACACCACAACTTATCTGCACAAGCTTCTGTAACTTCACGGCTTCATTGACAGCAGTGATTGTTCCTTCTTCCTCCAACTGAGTTACAAAATGCTTTAGCATTATTGAGTAGTGTTTCTTTTGTTCGGGAGTGAGGTCTATCTTTCTTGTTTGATAGACTGTATCGGGTAGGTCTAAGCATTCTTCCCTAGTGTATCTAACAGCAGGGTATAGAATATGTTTAACTATCTCTATTGATTCGGGTCTTGGTATCCACTTCCACTGACCTATCTTCATCATTACAGCTTCCTTGAAAGCAGTGAATGTTTTGGTGCAGTGTGGACTATCCACTAGCTTTGCTAATGCCCAAGCATCGGTGGGATCATTCGGTGTAGGTGTACCTGTCATCAACCACAAACGAGTTCTCGGGTGTTTGTCCATAAACTTCCTGAGCGTCTTGAATCTGTTTGTCGATGGGTTTCTAAGAACGGCGGCTTCATCTACAATAACAAGGTCAAACATGTTGACAGCATCATCGGATATAATATTGAAACCATCGTGGTTTATAATATAGAAGTCTGCTTCTGCTTTGAGTAGCTTCTTTCTCCTTGCACTTGTTCCATGCAAAGTTACTGATGTACGATTAGGGAAGTTCATAAAGATACCATCACCCCACACCCTCTCAAGTGTAGACAGTGGTGATATAATTAGAACCTTCTTAATCTCTCCTATCTCCATAAGATAATCTGATGCCCACAATGCTGACTGTGTTTTACCAGTTCCTATCTCATTAAGTACCAACGCTTTTCTGTGCATAGTAAGGAAAGCAGAAGTCATACGTTGGTGTTCGTAGGGTGTGAACCTACCCTCCCAATTATAATAATGTAAGATTGGTGATGGTGCTTCGAACCCTAAGTTCCGTAGTACCTTAACTTCGTCTAGTTTGTGTGGTGCTACAACGAGTTCTGCTCCGTCATACTTTAGCATGCGAGCTGTAGGTATGGTTTTTAATATCTGATTAGGATGCTTTGGCTTAATAGCAAGAGCCTTTGCTTGTTCAATAACAATCATTGTCCGCCCTTAATATAAGTAATAACTTCTTGTATAGTTTCTTTATCGTAAACTAAAAAACATTTGCCACCTTGCATCTCTATCTCCTTCATCGTTTTGGTTTGCAGTGCAGTCGGCTTCTTACTCTTATCAGCCTTGCACTCTATACCTACAAATCTACCCCTCACTATGGCTACCCTATCGGGTATACCTGCTTTACCGAAAGGCCCACTCTGTGGACTGTAAAACCAAACGTTAAGTTCTTTGAGTGACTTATCTAACCAACGTTTAATTTTTCCCTCGGGAGTATTACTCATAATATAATTATCTTTACATAGATGTCAAGTTGAATATTCACAAATATTTTTTGCAGGGCAAAACCTACATAAACCACTAGGCTTTGGTGGCCATTTATTATTTATAAGTGACTGGTTTATACGTTCTGTTTTGCTTAGTAATTTTACCCACATGTCATCCGTTTCTACTCTACGATATGTATGCGAGTCTAGTGCCATATCCTTCAGCCATACAAAAGTTGACTGGACTTTCTTTACGCTTGGGAAGTGTTGGAATACTTGCAACGCAAACATTTCTAACTGTGAGAAATCGGGTCTACGTTTACCTGTCTTCCAATCCATAACGATAGCCTTATCATCAAGCACAATTAGGACATCAAGTATGGATCGTAGCCATGCGTCTCTCTCCCACCAAGTTGTTGGTGTAAGGTTTTCAGTTAGTGTTAGCTTCTGCTCTACCTGTAAAGTTCCACCCATATCCTCTATGCTTTTACATAGAGGTTCATAGGCTTCAGACTCAGTAGGTAATGCCACCTGTTTATCTAGCCGATGTTCAAGTGCTTCGTGTACTCGTTCACCATAGATAGTGGCATCACTACCTGTGTCCTTTACTTCTTTAGTTACCCTCTGATGGTAGTATCTTTTAGGGCAGTTCTCATACATTTTAATAGATGAGAATGAATGTGATAACGTCATGTAGACATCCTCTTCATTATGTCATACTTCAACATTTCAAGTATAGCTACAGTTTCTGTACTGTTTTCTAGTATACTAGAGAACCTTACATACTCTCCATCTAACTTTACCATGACAAGTAGTTCCTCTGCCGTAGGGTTCTCCTTTACAGCATCAGATACCTTACTAAGTATCTCAAGTATTCTTTGTTTCTTATCGTTGTGTGCCTTAAATTCGTTAGGCAAATCATCTTCGTTTATCATTTAGCTTCTCCATAATTATAACCTACACCCGACTCGCATGCAACAGGCAAGTCCTTTGCCCAGCGGGGTGGTGTAGACATTTTCCTCTCAACAAGTTGCTGTGCGTGTGCTGTGTCATGTTCCCGGGTAGTGATAATCACTTCATCATGTACTTGAAAAGCAACATGATATGACTGTCCGATTGATGCCATCTGTTCTGCAACCACAATCCTAGCCAAGGCCTGTACCACATTCTCTGTAACTTTACCTCCGTAAATCCTAGTCCAGTCAATCTTCTGCTGTTCACCAGTCAGTAGTCTTTTCTGTGTAAGTTTACGGAAAGTCCTAGCGTCAGATATATATTCAAAACCATCAGCAGTATTACGCAACGCATGGTATTTTATCTTCAGTCCATTGGGTAAAGTTATACCATCCTTATCATAAGGTAGTAGTTCACATATGTTACCCGATGAACCCGACACCATACCAGTAAGAGCATGACCACAGCTATGCCATAGTGACACTATCTTATGGTTCTTTTGTCGGTATAAGTTTACAATACGTTTGGCTTCGTTCTCATCTATATCCACAGCAATACCACCTTGCCCAAGAGCAAGAGTGGCTCTAAACTTTACATGACCCATGCCATACCCGAGTCCAAGAATACAAGTTTTACCTACAAACCTTTGTATCTTATCATCTTTTGTGACCTTCTTGCCATAGACTTCAGTAGCAAACTCACTGTATACATCTCTGCCCTCACGGAACGCTTGCACAAGATCATCTTGTCCTGCAATATACGCAACCATACGGGCCTCTATCTGTGATGAATCACAAGCAATCATCACATCACCTTCGGGTACAGTGATAGCCTTACGAATCGCACCATTCCTAGGTAAGTTCTGTAAGTTCAGCTTATCGCCACCACTAAACCTACCTGTATGTGCGCCATAGTAGTTAAGCATAATAGGTAATGCCCCCCTGTCTGCTACCTTCATAAGGTTTTCAGTCCTAGTCTCTTCGATGGTAGACTTCGTACCAAGTCTTGCCGCCACTAGAGTTTGCACCTTTTGATTAGGGTGGTCGAGTAAAGCAGTAAACTCTTTATCTGTCTTTGCAAACGCATAGGTTTCTTTACCAGTGCGTAGGCTAGTCTTCATCGGTGGTTCAACACCAACAGTTTCTAGTATCTTTGCAAAGATTTGATTAGACATAAGAGCCTTCTTAACTCTGTCCTCACTAATACCTTTAAGTGCTAGGGATTCAATCAGTTGCTTCTTATCTTCTTTAACCTTTTGCAGATGGTTAGATAGTACCCCCCTGTCTAGTTTAATAGTAGGCTCAGTATACATACGGATCGTTTGATCTATAATCATAAGTTCAGACACAGGTACTTTCTGTCTTAGCTTTTCGTACAGTTTGTATGTTAAGTTTACATCTTGCAAACAGTAGTCAGCATACTTGTCAAGTTCTTGTGGTGAGAAGTCATTGCGTTTCTTACCCAAACCTTGTATAACTTCATCCCCTTTTTGACCAAGGTTATAGAAGTTTGCTAGTGCCTTGAGAGAACCCCCCACAGTAGAGTGGTGGAATGGTCTAGCCATAGACAGAGTATCAAACCAAAACCTAGGCTTGATACCATACAACCAAGATAATATAGCACCATCGAACACAGTATTATGTGCAAGGATAGAATCTTCTGAGTAGTCTAGTGAGTTCAGAAACCTACCAACATCCCCCCCACTATACCAATCGGGTGGGTTATCATCTACCTTTACACCTACACCAATAACCTCAAAGCGAGGGTCTCTAACGTAGGCTTCAGTTGTCATCTTGGATAGGGAATACTCACGACTATAGTATGTTTCAAAGTCAATCGTGATTACTCTCATCTAACCCTCCTAGTAAATCTAGGTTCTTTAACCTCATTGATTGTGGGAACTTGTTCTCCTGCCAATGCACCATAGCCACATGTATCCACATAGTTATCTACATTGGTAGGATTCTCAGTAGTCCTAGCAATCTTGTACAATACCATCATCATGGGTACTTCATGGGGGAAGATATCCACCCCCAAGTATGTACTCCACAAATCTGCTACCATCTCAAAGTTTTTACTAGCATCACCATGTTCTACTTCTCTATCTGATGATGTTAGTTTGTCTGCTAACTGTAGTATGTTACTACGTTTATACTTAGCATTCTTTCTGCTCATCGTTACCTCCATGTAAAGTGAATAATTCCACACCTTTACCACATTGTAAAGAGTGTTCATTACAAATGTTTACAGCTTGACCTGCCGTAGCACCCATTGCTAACGCACCAAGTGCTATCTCCTTCCCATCTCCGAACGCACAATATGGTGCATCGTATGGTAACAACATCTTGTACGATAACTCATACAGTCCGTCTTTCTGCACTACGATTAGCTTCGCTTGACTAGGTGGTACATCGGGTATTATGTCGGGCATACCTTGTTGATACCATT